GGGCTACTACAAGGGTGCCGCCGTGCCCGATGCGACCGGCGACACGCGCCCGCCGACCGAGGCCGAGACGGGCGTGCATCAGCCCTACCCGGCCATGAGATATCGCGCGGGTGAGCCGGTGATGGTGGTCGACAACGCCGACGCCGACGCGGCGCTGGGCGCGGGCTGGAGCAAGTCACCGGATGCGCTCGTGCCGGATGTGCCCGCGCCCGTGAAGAAGGGCAAGGAGTAAGCCGTGGCCGACGTCACCCTCACCCCGTACAACTTCGCCCGGCAGATCACGCCGAGCAACACGATCGACATCTGGCAAGTGACGCCGATCAATCAGCGGCGGCTCACGGACGCCCTTCAGTTCGGGACCGGGGGCACGGCGGCGGTCGTGCTCGAGGACGATTCCGTGTGCAGCTTCACGGTCATCGCGGGGCAAGTGCTGCCTATCCGCTGCAAACGACTGAACTCGACTGGAACAAGCGCCACCTTGCCCGTGGCGCTCTGGCAGCTCTGACGTCATGGCCCGCACGATCACCCCGCGTTCCCTCGTGGTCTCCGTGTTCCGTTTACTCGGGATCACGGCCCAAAACGAAGACCCGACCAGTGCCGAACTGCTCGAGGCGTTCGACCGGCTCAATGAGCTGATCGACGCCTGGAGCACGCAGCGGTTGACGATGCGCGTCACGACGCGGGCCGAATACGCGCTGGTGGCCGGGCAGGGGTCGTACCTGATCGGCCCGCTGGGCTCGCTGCCGGCGCCCGATTGGGTCGGGCCGCGTCCCGAGTTTGTCGAATCGGTCGCGTTGCTGCTCACCTCGAGCACGCCCGAGACAGAGATCCCGCTGAGTGAGTTGACCGAGGCGGCGTACCAGGCCATCGCGCAGAAAGACCTCGCCAACAGCCAGCCGACGCTGTTCCGGTACGAGCCGACGATGCCGTGCGGGACGTTCACGCTGTGGCCGATCCCCGACACGAGCGCGAACCCGGTCATCGTCTATGCGCCTCAGGCACTTTCCCAATTTGTCGGCCTCACCACCGCCTACATCATGGCCCCCGGTTACACGCGCGCCCTGCGCTACAACCTCGCGAAAGAACTCGCCACGGAATACGGACGCCAACTCCCCCCCGATATCGCGTCGGCGGCTGCGGACTCCCTGAGCGATATCAAACGCCTCAATACGTCGATGACCGACCTCGCCGTCGATGCGGGCCTGCTGCCCGTCTCTGGCCGGTACTCGTACAACATCGCCTCGGATTGCTGATGAGCCGAGTCCTGAGCGATCACCGGTGCGAATGCGGCTGCGGCGAGTACACGAATCGCGCGGCGATGACGAACACGGCCAACGGGTACGTCAAGGGACAGCCGTACCGTTTCCGTCCCGGCCATCATCGGCGCCTTCTGAGACAGCAGTTGGCACAGGTGTCAGCGCCGCTCTGTGCCTGTGGGTGTGGGGCGTTCGTTCCACGCAACAAGGATGGCCGATTCGGTCGATGCGTCAACGGGCATCAGAGGCGCTTGCGCGTGCGTCCACTGGCGAACCCGAGAGGCTACCGTGTGCGCGAAGGGTCACTGGTGCACCGAACGCGGGCGGAGCAGGTGCTCGGGAAGCCCTTGCCACCAAGCGCACAGGTGCACCACGCCGACGGGAAGCGTGGTGATGATTCGGCCCTCGTGATCTGCCAGGACCAGGCGTATCACTTCCTGCTGCACGTCCGCATGCGGGTCAAAGCGGCGGGCGGCGACCCCAACACGGATCGCATCTGCTACACCTGCAAGGCGGTCAAGCCGATCGCGGCATTTGTGAAGCGCAGCAAGCCAATCTGGTACTGCAAGGACTGCAAGAACGCACAGAGTCGTGCGGAGGATGCCCGTCGAAGGGCTGCGGCCTGATGGCGGTGTACAAGGGCTTCATCGGCTCGTCGGATCGCGTGAGATCCGTCTCGGTGGATGCGTCCAGAACCGTAAATTGGCTGGTTGAGCAAAGTCCGCCCAACGCCAAGAGCCCCGCTTGGCTCTGCCCGACTCCTGGTGTGGAGCCGTTTACCGTCCTCCAGAGTGGCCCAGTTCGCGCCTTGTTTTACATGGATGGGCGGGCCTTCGCCGTGGGGGGGACTGGCTTTTTTGAAATCTTCCAAAACAAAACGTCCGTTTTGCGAGGCAGCGTCAACCAGAATGCGTTTCCCGCGTCGATCAGCAGCAATGGCGCGAATGGGAATCAGCTCCTTATCACGAGTGCGGGAATAAACTGGATTTACAACCTCCAGACGGACGCCTTCGACCTGTTGGACATCACGAACCCGCCGACGCCGACACGCATGTCGACGTTTTCGGATGGCTACTTCATCGCGCTCAAGGCCAACACGAATCAGTTCAACATCAGCGCCCTCTACGATGGCGCGACGTGGGACCCGCTGGACGTGTTTCAGGTGTCGACGGTCGCGGATCAAGTCGTGGCGCTCGTGGAGAACCATCGCGACCTGTGGCTGCTCGGCTCCCAGACCTCGAGCGTCTGGAGCAACACAGGCGACGAAGTGGTGTACGCCCCGATCCCCGGCGTGAAGATCGACCAGGGCTGTGCGGCGGCCTTCAGCGCGGCCCGCATCGACAACGCCGTGATGTGGCTCGGGCAGTCCGAGGCCGGCGCCAAGGTGGTGTGGCGGGCCGACGGCTACACGCCCCGGCGCGTGTCGACGCATGCGGTGGAGTTTGCGCTCGCCCAGGCGCCCCGTGTGGACGATGCGATTGCGTGGGTGTACCAGGAGGAAGGCCACACCTTCTACGTGCTCTACGTGCCCGCGCTGGCCGACGTGCGGGCCTTCGGGACGACGTGGGTGTACGACGTGGCGACCGACGCCTGGCACGAGCGGGCGTTGTGGGACGGCACGGCGATGGACTGGCAGCCGCATCCGGGCCGCTGCCATGCCTACGGCTTCGGGCACCATCTGGTCGGCGACCGCAGCAGCGGGGCGATCTACTCCATGCGGCTCGGGCTGGCGTCCGACACGCTCGTGGTGATGGGGACGTAATGCCGGTTCCCACCAACATCAGCCCGGCGACGGCGCTGCTCATCACGGCGCTGCCGTTCAGCGTGACGCTCGACGCGCAGTTGGTGCCCGCCGACACGCTGTGGTTCCGCTACGACAAGGTGGCAGGCGGCAACACGGTGATTGTGCTGGCGCAGCCCGTGCCGGCGACGGGCGGGTACTTTCCGCATCTTGAGGCGTTCTACGACAACGGCGGGGGGCTGCAACCGTTCTTCATCACGGGCACGGCCGTCCCGGTGACGACGCCGATCGACGGCTTTCCGACGTTCTACTGGTCAGTGGCGCAGAGTGGCGGGGCCTTCACCGACCAGCTCCAGTTCGACGCCGTGGCGGGACCGGTGGCCGCCGGCCCGACGGGCTCCTACGTCGTCAACGACGACAACAGCGGTCTGCCGGTGGCGATTGTCGACACGGGCAGCGGCACCGTGTTGCAGCAGCGCCCGTTCCCGGCCGGCGAACGCGCCGATGTGTTGCCCGTGACGGGCGAGTCGCTGTGGCAGGACATCGCGACCGACACGGTGAAGCTCTACGACAACCAGTTCGTGCTCCTCGCGACGCTGACGTGGGACCGGCTCGAGGCGCCGGGCGTCGAGCCGCCGATCAGCAGCAATCATGACGACCTGTTCTACGTGGCGGCGCCGGGCATCACGGGCCTCGGGACGCTGGCCCGCGTGCGGACGGTGACGACGGCGGGCGCGTGGGGGCCGACGACGTGGGAGTTGCCCGTCGCGCCGCTCCGCGCGATTGCGGTCAGCAATGACGACGCGATCCTGTACTACACGTCGGCCGCCGGGGCGACGGCGCCGATTGCGCGGTGGGATCTCGTCGGGAATGTGCCGCTCTCGGACTTGGTGGTGTTGCCGGCGACGTTCACGCTCGGCAAGGATCTGCTCGTGCTCGGCGATGGGTCGGTGGTGACCTATCACCGCCCGGGGCCGTTCGGCGCGTTTGTCATTGAGCGGTACAGCGCCGCCGGGGGATTCCTTCGGAGCTACAGCTACGACGCGGGCTGGAATCTGAACCGGATGGCGTACCGCGACGCGACGACGTTCCTCGCCTGGTACTTCTCCGACCCGCGCAGCCTTGGGCTCGCGCGCTTCGTCGTGTTCCGCGCCAGTGACGGGGCCGTGCTGTCAGTGACCGAGACGCCGGTCAGTGTCAACGGGGCGTGGGCGGGGCCGAATCCGGGGACGCCGCAGACGGCCATCGGCGAGTCGTGCCCGGTCATCCTCCTGCCGCCGCCGGGACTGCCGCCGCTCACGTTCGGGGCACCGGTCGCTGAGCCGGGCAGCTACACGATCACGGGGTTCGACACCGCCGAACCGGCGTCGGGTCTGCGGGCGTCGCCGCAGCGCCGCCTGCGCCGTGCCCCGCATCTCGCGGACGAGCAGCGGTGGCTGACGTACGACCGCTTCCAGCTCGATTTGCAGACCGGCGTCGGGCTCAACACCGGCCAAGGGAGCGACCCCCAGATCATGCTGCGCTGGAGCAACGACGGCGGGCATACGTGGTCCCACGAGCATTGGGTCAGTGCGGGGCGCATGGGCGCGACCAAGACGCGGGCCATCTGGCGGCAATTAGGACGGGCACGGACACGCACCTTCGAGGTCGTGGTGAGCGACCCCTGCGCGTTCTTTTTATGTGCCGCTTACCTGTCGGTCAGCGAGGGGAACTCATGACGCCATCCCTTACCTTGGCGGATTTTGACAATCAGGGTGTACGAAACGCCGTACTTCGTCGCCAGTGCGTGGCTCGCCACGGTGCGTTTCGGTGCGGCCCTGATGTCGCGGACGTGTTGGGCCGTGAGTTTAGCATTCCAGACACGTTCACCAACCGGCCGCAGGCCGAGGGCGACGGCGTGTTGCGAGTTTTGCTGTGGCGTCACGTACTCCAGATTGTCCGGGCGGTTATCGGTCTTGATGCCATTGATGTGATTGATCTGCATGCCGTCTGGTCGTGGACCAAGGAAGGCGACCGCCACCAGCGCATGCACCCGAAGACAGCGGACTCGTTCAGGCGTGCGGATGGTGACCCACTCGTAGCCGCTGAGCGTGTACGTCTTCCGTGGGGGCAGGGGCAGATAGCTCGCTTTCCCCACGCGGCGAATGCGTCCGTGGTTCGAGGCCTCGTACTCAGGCCAGCATGGCCGCCATTCTTCGCCGGGGTCGGACAGCGAGGCGGGCACATCGGCGGCGTCGTCAATGTGCGTCCATTTCAGGCGCTTGCGAATCGTCCAAATGGTGTTCGGAGCGACGCCGTAGCGGCGGGCCAACGTGATTTGACGGTCTGTGCTGCGGCGAATGGCGCGCACGTCGTCAGCGGTCAATTTGGCTCGTGGGTTCAGTTCGCCGGGGCGGGATGTCGGCATGGGTAAAAAGTATATCACGTAATCATCTCATAACGATGCTCACCTCGACCGGACGGTAACTGGAGACATAGCTAATGGCGGTCTACAACAAGTTCAACTCGTGGCCCGAGTACCTGTGTGGGGCCGGCGACCTGTTCGGCACGGCGCCCGGCACGGCCGACATGCTGATCGCGTACCTGTCCAACGCGGTGCC